CTCGATCTTCCAGTTTGTTGATCTTTTTGTTCGCAGATCTTCAAACATTCAACTTTTCATAGGTTTCTGGTATATGGTTTGCACTCTGTATAATGAGCGTGAACGATTCAACAAATTTGCACATAGACTCAAGATCATGGATGTTAGAAATAACATCGACCGTGAGTCTAATACGGATGAATACATTTTATCGTATTATTGGTTTCAAGAGGAGATTAAACGAGATTGGACTGTTGATACAAGGTTCAGAATGTTTAAAATCCAAAACGATCTAAAGAGGGTGTCCTACCTCAAGTATGTTTTATCCGAGCTATCCACTAATTTTCCGAGATATTGTTGGTGGATGCTGTGCTTCAACTGGTTTGGGTTTTTGATTATAGTTTATGAACTCATGTATGTAACAGTTGATTTTTCACAATTTGTTTCGGCACGTGCTAGGAAAACCTATGTCAATAATGGGGAGATGCCAATTCTTTATGAATATGGTAAGATCATGAGAGTTGCAACGTTCATTGGACCGGCCAAGAACTTTGATACACCTCTTGATGTTAGACCTAAGAATATGGCTTTCAGTAAATGTGAAGAATTTGATCCCAAATATCACAATGTTCGTTGGTCGTACAAAGGGCCCAATGGACATCCAACACGATATGATGATGACGTCACCGTAAGGACCGTTTCACTTGAGTTGTTCACCCAATTAGCTATACCATCAATTATCAACCGTTTAGAAGATTCAGATGCAATTAAATTTAGACTGAATAGGTTGGGCCAAAATTTTCATGGGGTGAACATTTCTAAGTATGCTGTTCTGATGGGAGATGATGTTGTCGGAAACACGTTAGATCTTGTTTGGCATTTCCACCAACATTATAAGGAAACGTCACAGAATGCTCATGAGCTGGAACTTTTTCGGCTCACCCAGAGATAGTTGGTCCGCAGCTAATGATTCTTTGGGGATATAGGTCTGACGAAGTTCATGTCCCTAAAATCTGGCCATTGAAAAATGGCATCACCGCTCACCAAATCCATCTTGATCCTAGTTCAAAAATAACTGTGAAGACTGAAAATGATCGGAACATTAGACGTCCAGTAGCAGGTTCATTAGGTTGTCATGTGGAAGGCGCCGCTTGTCCCCACCCTGACTTGAATGATACTTCAACGTCAATCGAAGGGGGCTTGTATCGCGTCTGCCCGACAATTCCAGGTTATGGAAAAGATAGGAAGAAGTTTGTACGGTTTGTTAGGAGGTGGATCAAGTCCCACTTAGTTCCTCTCCGCCCAGATTCAAATACTAGTGTCGAGGCCTGGTTGGCTAAGACAAATTATTCAATTAAGCGTAAAGCAGAGTTGCTTCGTAAGAACTTGGCGATCACTAACAAGTTTGATAAGAAGTATGCGTTTTTGAAGTCCTTCATCAAAGACGAATTCTATCCGGATTATAAACATGCCAGAACCATTAACTCACGTACAGACGAGTTCAAAACAATGGTTGGCCCTATTTTCCAGCTCATTGGGGATGAGGTTTTTTCTCTCCCGTATTTCATCAAGAAGATCCCGATTGATGAACGGCCTCGTGTTATTATGGAGGCCATGGGCACTATTCCTGGGAGGGTATATGCCACTGATTTCTCTTCGTTTGAAGCACATTTTGGTGCAGAACTTATGAGAGACTGTGAGTTTGAGTTGTATAAATATATGACTCAACACCTTGTGGAGCACAAAGATTTCATGAGGTGGTGTAGAAATTTTACGTCAATCAATAGACTTGAATTTAAGACATTTGTATTGCATGTTCTAGCAAAACGTATGAGCGGTGAAATGTGCACATCATTGGGTAATGGATTTTCAAACCTGATGATCATATTGTACACCATATACAAGAAGAATGGCAACAGAGACTCAAATGTACAAATTTTTGTTGAGGGTGATGACTCAATTTTCAAAACACACGTCCAAATAACCACTCAGGATTTTACCGACTTCGGCTGTAGAGTCAAGTTGGAGGAATTCACCGATGAATGCAGGGCAAGTTTCTGCGGTATGGTCTTTGATACACATGACCAAACCAATGTTACCGACCCACGTGAAGTACTATCTACATTTGGCTGGACCACTGCCAAATATATCAGATCCAAGAAGTCAATTCACTTATCTTTACTACGTTGCAAAGCGTTGAGCTTAGCATATCAATACCCGGCTTGCCCGATTCTTAGTAAGCTGGCGTTCAATATGCTCAGATTGACCCGCTCCCATGAGGTAGAAAGATTTTCTCAAAAACACATGCAGAATCAGTATGAACATGAGATTCTGTTACATGCCATTCGAAAAAATAAGAATGGTCAACTGCTTTTTTCTGAACCCGGATTTCGAACACGAAAGATGGTGGAAGAATTGTATTCAATTAGTATAGATCAGCAATTGTTGATGGAAAAGTTCTTTGATGAGATGAGTGTGGTGTGCCCTCTACCATCGGAAATTTTCTTGAATCATATGCAACCACAATGGATCGATTACTATGCTCGTTATGGAGCCTTGGTGAACCCCCGTTCATCATTGTACGAGCACCCTGGACCACTTTGGACCCCAGTCAAAGACAGGGTATTGAGTATACCAAGTACTTAAGGTACAGCTCTATGTGCCTGGACCCCCCACTAACTCTGCGGACTTAATGGTGTGGGA